TCTACCGCGCAGACAGTCTGATGTCGCAGCCACCTCCCTATAATCCCTCCTCGTCGTTCGTTAGTTATACGGCTGGGTTGCCTGGATTTCCGGGGCAGCAGCTTGATGTCGAGTTCAATAACGTCAAGAGGACCGCCAACGCCACGGCATTTAATCTCGGGCTGATCCAGCGGGATGACGGCAGGCTCGGCAACTCTACAGTCGGCCCAGCTCAGTTATCTCCAGAATTGCTACTAGCTGGCCTAAGCGTCAATCCCATTCCGAATACCTACAATTTGCGTTCGGACTACGGGGCGGCCGGAGATGGCGTTACCGACGATACGAACGCCATACAGGCATGGCTAAACGCCGTCCAAACTACCACTGGGCCTGCCGCCGGCTACGCGCCAAGGGGAAATTATATATTCAAGGGCGCACTGTCGATTGGCGCCGGCGGAAAGAATAATATCGCCATACATGGAGATGGCCCTTATGAAACCGTCTTCACATATAACGGCAGTTCTACAACCATCGATCTGCTGACTGTCGGGGATGGCATCAGCGAATGCCATGGCTGGAACCTTCATGACTTCCGTTTCACTTCGACTACGACGATGAGTAGCGGCTCCGGCCTGCATACCAAATTAATGGGTCGAAGCTCTATTACAAATGTCATTATGGATGGCCAGGATGGTTTCGGAACTCTGTGGAATGGCTTTTGGTTCGATGGGATAGATACAACGACGCTAGATGGTTTCGAGGCGCGTGGGCAGAATGACGGTCTACGAGTCAACGGGAAAGTCGCCGGACCTCAATCCGATCTATTCGTGCGGTCTGGCAAGATTGCACTATCGGGTGTTGGTCTGCACATCGGCGGCGCCATGGGGGGCGTGAATGTCGATGATACCGACATAATCGCCAACAGCCTCAATGTTCTAGTAGATCAGACCATTACCGCATCACCGAACAATCAGCTCTTTTTTGGCAAAGGTTGCGCCATCGATAGCGGAGTGGGGACGCCCCAGTTTTCCCTTCTAGATGTTGGCGGCGCCAATAGCGTTCTGATCTTTACCGGAACCTGGATGGCGACCGGCGCCGGCAATGGGCTGCAGATAGGAGCGAACTGCGCTTACCGTATCTCATATATCGGGGGGTATATCGGCAATCATCAGCATGATGGAGTATACGACGGCAGCGGCGGGACCGCTATTATGAGCTTTGTCGGCGTTCAAGTTCGTAATAATGGTGGCAGCGGCACCGGCTACGGATTTAACGCCTCTGGAAACGTGTTCCCGCGGATTGAATCTTGCGCGTTCGAGAATAATTTCTCAGGGAACATCGCCCCTGTCGTCAATGGTAACGTGGCCGGCGGCAGCACTAATACCTACCTTCTACCCTTTGGCAATGGAATAAGCATAACCTATGGGTCCGGGCCTCCGACCATAGCGGCGGCGCAATGCTCCCTTTATATGAGAACCGATGGTTCGACAACAACCAATAGGCTCTATATAAACACCAACGGTTCGACTACCTGGACTCCAGTGGTCACGAGTGCATAAATGGGCGACATCTTCATCTCCGACTGGAAGTTCGGGATGGACCGAAGGCGCAAACGCGTCGCCGGTACGCCAGGAACTCTATGGACCGGAGAGAATGTCGTTATCACCCGGGGCGGAGACATCGAGCGCGCGAAACGGTTCGTCCCGACATACACTCTGCCGGCTGGCCAGACATTTGGCTTAGCCGAAGTCCGCGGGCAGTTGTGGACCTTCGGGTCGGCGGTTGCGCCAGCAGTGCCACTAGGCCTCAATTACATGCGGCTCGCCGCTCCGAGCGGCGCTCCAATGGTGCAGATGCTCGACGCACGCGCCGCCAACGGGTTGTTATACGTTGTCGCCCGATATGCCGATGGCAACATATTCCACTTCTACAACGGCTCGCGCGTAACCGACTGGGACACTGTAGCTGACAGCGGGTTCACATACCCGATTCTAGCCGATTATCTGGCGTCACTCATCAACGCCGACCCGAACGTTAGCGCGATCGCCGTCAACAACGTCATATCGATTACCGCGCGCGTGCCTGGCGTTGCATTTACCGCGGCGAAGTCTACGCTAGATGGCGGCGGCATCAGTGACCAGGACATCACCCTTGCCACCGTACAGGCCAACGTGCCCGCGGTGGCGGAAGTCCGCGCGACAAGCATATTCGTTATACTCTCTGGGATTAATGGCAGCATAACCAGCGTCACGGCGAACGCGATACAACTGCTTTATTCTACGGTTCTGTGGGGTGGCAGTATAAATGCGACAGCGGTATTGCTGGCACAAAGTATAAACAACAGGAGTTCAACGCATGGGTACACGGCAGTCGCTGTCGGAGCAAACGTCACAATCACCGCAGCCCCAGGCACCGGAGCTACTCCCAACGGCTACGCAGTCGTCAACACAACAACCGGCAACATCAACCTCGCTACCCCCTCAATGGGAGGTGGCGTTACGGCTGTACCCGGAGTTGCACAGGTTGTTACTGGAACGCTTATTGGCACACCAGAAGCAAAGGACACCTTTACCCTCATTATCAACGGAATCAACTACACCGCCACGGGACGGTCATCCGCAACTGGAAACTCCATCTTCATAGCAAGCCGCAGAATCTTTAGCACCGCAGGTTCGCTAGTCAACTGGGATAAGCTGAGCACTCCCACCGACTGGACGAGCAGCAGCGGGCTGGCAGCCGGCTCTGGCTTCATCAACGTCTCGAATGATGCCGAAGGTTCGGAGCGGCTACTTGGGTGCGGTCGTTATCTGCTAAACCAGATGGCCGCCATGACTAGGCGAAATATCCGAGTTTATAGTCTAAGCACAGACGCCACCGCAATCGGGCTAGTGCAACCTATCGACAATACCGGCACCCGCGCGGCACGTAGCATTCTAGGCTTCGGCTCTATCGATCTATTCTATCTTGCCGACAGCGGCATTCGATCACTCCGACCGAGGGACACTACTAATGCGGCCTACGTTGACGATATCGGCACGCCAATCGATCACTTCGTGCGCGCCCATATGGACACTCTTAGCGATGGCGTTATCACTAGAGCCGTGGCAACGATGGAACCTCGCGATGATCGATATATGCTGGCGCTGGACAGCCGAGTGTATGTATTTAGCTATTTCCCAAGCGCGCAAATAAGCGCCTGGACATACTTCGCCCCTGGTTTCCAGATAACGGACTGGGCTCGCGTCTTCGATCAGCTCTATGCCCGCGCCGGTGACACGGTCTATCTGTACGGTGGCGCCTCTGGAACCACCTACCCAAACGCCAACGAGATGATTTCTACCATCGAGCTACCGTTCATCACCAACGCGCCGCCCAGCCGCGCGCTACTCTCTGGATATGACCAGGCTGGTGAAGGCGAGTGGCATGTGGAAGCGCTGGTCGATCCCAATGACGAGAACGCCAGGGTGGATATCGGCGCGGTGACCGAGACAACCTACGGGGAGGAAGACATCACGTTACCGGGCCGCGCCACACACGTTGCTTTCAAGTTGGTCTGCAAGGCGGCTGGATACGCGTCGCTGGAAAACATCAACATTACCGACTCCAGCAAGGAAGCGTCGCCATGATGAGGCCAATCAGGCCTACTGATTGGTTGGAGATGGCGGGCGGAATGCGCGAGCTGCAGCGTACGGCGCTCCTCGCGTTGACAGCCCATGCTACACCTCTGCCGACATTACAACATCTGGCAGCCAGCAGTCCTATCGCCGCTGCATGCGAGAGAAACGGAGAATTGGTAGCGATCGTAGGCGCGGTAATCGTGCATCCTGGCGTTGCTAATACGTTTCTGTACGCCACCGATGATTTTAAGAAAGTCATCCTAGAGGTGACCCATTGGTACAAGGCGCTATTCAGTGCGCTCAAAATCCTGAATATTCACAGGGTCCAAAGCCTGGGCCCGGCTGATGATCCTGCGGGTCACCGGTGGAAGGAAAACGTGCTCGGCGCGCGGCTGGAAGCCCGTCTGGAGAAATTCGGCAAGAACGGCGAGTCCTTTGTGCTTCATACAGTGATGCTGTAAAATCGAGATGTAAAGCCGAGATGCCGGTTCAACCCCGGCGCGGGACACAGGCTCTGCCCGCTCGTCTAAAATAGGACTAGGACACGGCTCTACTATTCCTTCGCGTAATCCCCGGCCTTCGCGACACCGGTTCCCTAAAACGGCAACAGGTGCCCTATTTGCGACTTGTTTGGTGGTAACGGTGCGGCCAGCGCGGCGCAGCAGCAGGCGAACTTGTTGGAACAACAGCAGCAATACCGCGCCAACCAGCAGAAGAAAGATATTGGGGCGGTCGACACGGCCTTCCAGCCGTTCGATAACAACTACTACAAGGGCTTCACGAACGCCTACGAGAACAACCTGAATCCCCAGCTAGATTTCCAGTACCACCGCGCCGGCGATCAGCTAGCTGCTGGGCTGGCTGGCACCGACCAGGATCAGGGCAGCACCGGCGCGCGCAAAACTGCCGATCTGTACCAGACCTACGCGGGCGCTCGCGGCAACATCGCGAACAGCGCCTACGACGCCACCAACCAGTTGCGTTCGACTGTCGACAACGCCAAAACTGGGCTCTATGGCTTGGCTCAAAGTGCGATCAACCCCCTCACGATGAGCGAGCAAGCCCAGGGGGCCGCTGGCTCCATCGTCGCCCCGCAAGCCTATCCCACCATCGGCAACGTCTTCAGCGATGTGCTCGGCAGCGGTGCTACTGCCATGAAGGCCAATAGCCGTTCTATGAATCCGAGCGGTCCAAGCAATTGGTTCGCTGACGGGGGCGCTGGTAGCTCGCAAGGAGCCTGGTAATGTGCGACCCCATCAGCCTAGGACTCATCGCAGCGGGAGGCGCCGCATCTGGCGCTGGCGGGCTCATCACCCGCAACAGCAATCTGAGCCATGCGCAGGAGATAGCTGCCGCACGTAATGGTGCGCTATCGAACACAATCCATGGGCTCAACAGTATCTACCGACGCACGAATGCGCCTGCGTTCAACAACGCAGTCGGCGCCGTCAACATCAACGATCTCGCCCCGGCGCAGGACGCACGCGTGGCGAACAACGTCGGCAATCTTGTTAAGCCGGATATCAATGCGCCCATGGGCGATGCCCCGCCGGCGGTCGGCAACGCCTACAAGAACGATCTCGCGGATGCTTTCAACTTTGCCACCAACGAGGCAACGAACTCCGGCAAGCTGGGCGGCTATACCGATCAGTGGTTTAATTCAAACTTGGCGAGGCAGGATGCCGCCCGCCAGATCGGGATTGGCAACAGCAACGCGGAGAACCTAAAGAGCTTGCTGCCGGCGCAACAAGACATCGCGGCCACCGAGGCGTGGAAGCCGCCCAGCATGTGGGGCCAGGCGCTTTCAGGCCTTGGCAGCGTCATGTCGGGCGCTGGCGGCGCTGGCGCAGGCGCCAAAATCGGCAACAGCATCGGCTCCGCATTCATCCCGACCGGCGCGTTGAGCGGAGGCCTCTAATGCCGAAGATCATCAATGCGTTCAGTGAAGAGAACAGCGGCCTTGGGAGCGCCTTCAGGAGCATTGCCGACAGCTTCGGGAATGGCGCGCGTAATGAAGTCTATCGCCAGCAGGCGTTGAAAGACCAGCGCGAGAACACTGCCCGCGACCTGGGCGCTGCTGCATTAAACCGCGGTGACATTAGCGACTTCATCGCCCAGAGCTACCGCGGCGGGGTGCCTGGAACTGATGCCGGCGTATACCCGCGTGTCTTCTATGGCAACACCAAGGGCGCCGACAGCCCCGAGTTCGAGGGCGCTGCGGTGGGCGCTGGGGAGCCCTACCACAGCACGCCACGCGGCTACCGCGAAGGGCTCGCGAACCAGCGCGCCATGGAGCAGGAACGCATAAACGCGAGCCGTTTTACACCGGTCTATAGCCAAGATGTCTACGGCAACAAGACCCCTACCGGCGCATTCAATAATACCTTAGGAACGTATCAACCCTTCAACGGCGCGCCGACCAGTGCGCCCAATGGGACGCCGCAGCGAACAGGTATGCAGCCCGTCGGCATGGCCGATGAACTTCCTGGCGCATCCGGCGGGGACGGCGTTAACCACGGGCACTTCTCCCAGTTAGCGGCTGAGAACCCTGAGATCGCGTCGCATGTTGCCGCGGTGCTCGATGGCCGCGAGCCATTCCCGACCTTGCAGACGATGCGCAACAACCCGATGGCGCAGGCGGTATCGCGCCATGTTTCCCTCGTGGAGCCAGGCTTCGACGCTACGAAGT